CCTGGCAAGTTTGTGATGGCCTACGCGTTGGCCAAGATTGCCCGGTATCGGGACATCGTCAGGAAAGACAAGACCCAGATCAAATTCCTGCTGGGCTGGATCAACAGGACTTTGGAGGGCGTTATATGAGTTTGCTAGGCATTGGAAGCATCATCGAGTCGGTGGGAAAGGTCGCAGGCGACCTGATAACCACTGACAAGGAGAAGATGCAGCTGGAGATCGAGAACCGGAAGCTAGACCAGGCGATGGACTTGGCTCAGATTGAGGTCAACAAGATCGAGGCAGCCAGCTCAAGCCTGTTTACGTCAGGCTGGCGCCCATACATCGGCTGGGGCTGCGGCACCGCGTTCCTCTACTCGGCCATGTTTGAGCCGATCATGCGGTTTGTCGCCCAGGTAGCGTTCGACTACAAGGGCCCGTTCCCCCAGCTGGACACCAACTTGACCATGCAGGTCCTGCTTGGAATGCTGGGTTTGGCCGGCATGCGTTCATTCGAAAAGTCAAAAGGCGTTGCAACCAAATAAGTTGTGACATTTTTGTGCCATAAAATGTGACAGAGCAGTTGCCATCTGCACCTTTGCCCCCGTAATTGGGGGCTTTTTTTGGTAAACTCAGATTGTGATTCCTGTTGTCGTGGGTTCGAGCCCCATCAGCCACCCCAATAGAATCAAGGCTTTCGGCATTTCCCAGTTGTGATTTTTGAGTTGTTGTGACATTTTTGTGTCGTAGATTCAAAGCAATGGTGGCCGTAGCTCAGCTGGTAGAGCTCTGGATTGTGATTCCAGCGGTCGTGGGTTCGAGTCCCATCGGCCACCCCAGCCCCCTCAAAAATTAACGCGCTCAGCCGCATTCGCCAGGTGCTCTGGCGACAGGTGCGCGTAGCGCTGCACCATCTCATGCGAGTGCCAGCCACCCAGCTCCTGGAGCACCGACAGGGGAGTGCCTGCCATAGCGTGCCAGGACGCCCAGGTGTGGCGCAGGTCATGGAAACGGAACCCAGGCACGCCAGCGCGCTTGCAGGCGCCCGTCCAGGTGTTGGCCCAGACGCGGTCCATATCGCCCCACACGCGGCCTTTACGGGGCTCAGGGAAGGATTCCAGCAGTGCCTTGGCCGACTTGTTGAGCGGGACCAGGATGCGCTGGCCAGCTTTGGCGTCTTCCGCGGCCACATGCACCATGCTGTTGTCCAGATCCACAGCCTCCCAGGTCAAGCCAAAAACATTCGATCTTCTCAACCCGGTGAGTAAAGCGAAACGGACTGGCATCCGATACTTTTCCGGGAGACAAGCGATCAAAACCTCGGCCTGCTCGCGTGTCAGATATGCGACGCGGCGCTTTGGCTCTGCCTCAGTCCTTAGCACTGGAGCGCGGTCAAGCCAGTCCCACTCGCGCTCAGCAGCACGCAGCATGGCCCGAATCAGGGCGCGGTAGCGGTTCCTGGTGGCGCCTGCAACCTCCTTGGGCAGCACACTTTCGATCTTGTCTCGAGTGAGCTCAGACAGCAGCACAGTGCCTATCTTTGGGAGGAGAAACTTGATCTTGAGCTCGTCATCAGGCAGTGAACGCTTGTGTGCGCGCTCGACAAGCCAGCGTGCGCAGGCCTCCTTGAATGTCTTCTTGGGCTTCTCCTTCAAGACCCCCTCGCGCCAGAGCTCAGCCTTGCGCATGTCGTGCAGCTGCTGGGCCAGCTTCTTGTCGCCGGTCTTGAGTGATTCACGCAAACGCTTGCCATTAATCTGGACGTCCATCCAATAGTTGTCGCCTCTGAGAATAAGTGCCATTTTTTGGGACTCCTTAATTTGATGTTGAGATTGTCTCAACTATCATCGGAAATGTCAACATGTGTCAGTTAAGACGGCTCCATTCGGCAATTAGCGCTGCCTCGGCGCGGCCATCGTCCTTGACGCGCTTGAACTCGCCCGCCTGGGTGGGCCACAGCTGCGCTGCCTTGGCCCGGCTGCCGTCTTTGCCTGCGTTGACTCCCATTGCTTTCTTCCACTTACCAGGCGTCACTGTGCTGGTCGGGATGCCCAGGCCGGCCAGGACTCCCTTGGCCAAGCCAAACGATTCACCAAAGGCAAACATGGAGCTCACGCCCTGGCCAGGCATCGCGCCCACTTGCTCGACCACAGCCGTGGCGCCCTGATCGGCGTAGAGCTTGAGCTCGGCAGCCAGCATCTCAGGGCTCACGCGCTTTTTGGCTTTGCCACCTGCCATGACTTCGACTGATGGCATGTCAAAAACATGGACCAGCTTTCCGCTCTTCTCCAAGATCGCAACGGCGCCGGACGCGCCTGGATCAATACCGATTAAAAAATTCATTTGTTAGTTGCTCCGATAAGCTGAGCGAAAGGGTTGTTGTAGTCGCGCCAAGTCTTGCCGCGCTTGATCACGCTGACTGTCGCTTGGCTCACGCCAAAGCGTTTGGCGATCTCGCGCTGCGTGCCATCGGCCTGCCTGATCTCTTCAGCCAGCTGTTCATTGAGCTTCGCGTGTTGACGCGCCACTGATGAAATCTTGGCCATGCGAATCACGCTGACTGAGCGCCTGATTTGTGATGCGACTCGCTTTGTGAGTTTCTTCCTAGTGATGATTTCCACATGCTCAGGATTGACACACAAGTGATTGCCGCATGTGCATGTGGCAACTTTGCTTTCTAGCGAATAGCCCTGCACCTCCATGATCAATCGGCGCACAGACATGGTCCGCTGCTTGTGACGAATCGTGGGTGTTGTTCCACACGCCTGCAAAGCTCCTTGCCACTCCCAGCAATCGCCTACCTCAACCGTGCGTTCTTTGATTATGTCGATGATGGTCACAGCGCGTTCCACCCCAACATGAAGACGTAGTAAGTGGCCTTCGCAATCAAGCCAATGATGACCAGGCTGGCACACCACAGGCTCACATAGATGCAAACATTCTTGATCATCGCGTCTCTCCGAAACGTTTCATTGCCTCAACTGCAGCGGTTGTTTTGCGTCTGGCTTCTGCCTTGGTCGGGTTGTCCTTCTTGACTGGGATGTCATCAGGGTGCGTGGCCAGGTCATCAAAAATTGTTAAGAGACTTCCACTTGCAACCGTGCTGCCTGGAAACTGTTCCTTGAGCGCGGCCACTTCAGAGATCAATGTGCCTGGACACAATTGCAGCTCTTTGCTCGAGAAGCTCTGGCCGTAGGCTTCGATGGTTTCCTGGCCATTCACAAACGTCGCACCAGTCTCGCGGTGCTTGTAGGCAATCCATGACTCGCCGCCGTCAATTGCTTCCGCGTAGGGGATCAGCGACGGGATCATTAGGTGAGCTTCACAGCCAGCGCGTTGGGTCTTGTCATCGATCTGCTTCTTGTGATGGCCACAAGACCACGCCGCGTTCTCAACGGGTGATGAATGACAGCATGTGCGGCAATTCATTTCAGCAGCCGAACCACCGTGACAGTGCTTGTGAAAGCTGCACATCTTGCAGATGTAGTAGCTCGGGTCGCGGCTCAGTGGCTCTGGTGATGCTGTCTGCTCGATCAGGTACTGTGCGCGATCCATCAGCACTGCAAAGTGGTCCTTGTCAAAATGGACCCACTCGCAGTAGACGTCGTCGTTGTTTTTGTTCACGCCCATGTACATGGCGCGATCGATCTCCATCAGCCCCATGTAGACCGTCATCTGGTCGTAGTGCTGAGGCTTAGCGCCTTGCACTTTCTTGCTGCACAGGTCATTGAATGACTTGTCGTTGTGTGTCTTAAACTCAAGCACGCACGGTGACTTGGGCGCCTCGGGCAGACCTTTGCCAATGCCATCAAGTGAGCCACCGAAGTGGCCATTGCAGGCCGATACGCGGAACTGATCACCAGTGTCTGGATCACGGTCCCACACAGTCGCGCCGATGCCGCGCAGCTCTTCGATCAGGCGTGATTCCTCGCGCTGGCCGGTGCTGAACAAGCGCAGCATTCGGCCTGAAAATTCAGGCTTGAGCGCCCAGCGCCATGTCAGCCAGATGTACCGATTGCATTGGTGGCCAATCAGAGACGCGCCCATGTGAGGGCGGTGCTCTTGTGGCTTGCTCTCGTACCACCGCACGATCGCGGTGGCCGTTGTGTGCTGTGACTCGGGCACTCGCGCCATGATTAAGCCCAGGGTTTCTTAGCGAGTCCAGCTGCAGCTGCGGGACGTGGGGCTAACGCTGCTGCTTTAGGTGCTGGCGCGCCTGCGGTGGCATAGCCCATGATGCGATTGCGTGTTGGATCTTTCTTGTCGATCTCTACATGCGCAACAAACGGCTGATCATGCAGCTGCTCTGTCTCGGTCATGTCTTCGATGCCGATGGCATAGCAAAGAGAGGCCAGGGCCGCGTTGGCGATGTCTTGCGCTGTCTTGTTTGGGTTATCTACATTCAAGCGCTCCCAAAGGCGTCGTCCAGAGTGCTCACCGTTTAAAACGTGCATCTCAAGCTCAATGAAGTGACCTGTGCCAGAGCTTGTGGGTTTGACGTCTGATTTGACGATCATCATTTCGTAGTCGCCTTTGGGCAGCGGCTCGAATGAGCGCGCTTGCATTGGTTCGACAGCGGCAGCGTTGAAGTTAAATAAGGCCATGTGGTTTCTCCTGGTTAATGGCTTAGTTGTTGGCCGCAAGTGCAGCAGCGAATGACTCCCAGCTGAGAGGCATATTCTTCAAACCGAAACGGTTCCCACCCATGTGAGCGGGGTGCGGTTCGACGTGAAGGATTCGTTCGCCCGTTGTGCGGGCCTTTGTTTCTTTGTTGCCGTAGCCGGCATCGGACTGCGTAGTCACGATGCGGTAGTTGGCCCAGCCAATCACGTCGGCCCATTCACGCACCAGGTCGCTGGCGCGGTCATGCAACTTCAATGTGAATTGGTCATAGCCCTCGGTGAGGGGAGACTCATAGCGCTTGATCTTGTCGTGCGCGATCAAGATGATGGCCATGTTGCGTTGAGCGCGAAGGGCCTCCAGGCCTGAGAGCAACGTGCGCCACTCTTCAGCTGCAGCGATGTAGCCCTTGCCGTAACCAGGCGCCTCGATCGATGCCCACTTGTTGGCCTCGCACACATGCTGGTGCAGCAGTGGCTCGAGCCAGTCGAGGGAATCCAAGAAGACAGACTCAAAGTCGTGCTTGTCCTTGAGCAGTGTTCCTATTGCTGAATAGACATCGGATAGCGAAGAACACAACGGAAAGGCCGAAGCATCGACCGCGTCAGCGCCATCCTCAGTCAAGATGCCGACAGCGTTTGGCGCCTGAGATGCAAAGGTTGTCTTGCCGATCTTGCCTGGGCCGGCAATGACAATTTTGGGAGCGCGCATGCGCTTGGTGCGCGAAATGGATGAGAGATCGAATGCCATGATCAGGCCCTTCTATAAGTACGAGTTAAACGAGAGTGAGCAGCGGGGCGCTGGCTTTGTGTGTAGCCAACTGGCTGAATGAGGTGAGAAAAGCGCTTGCTTATCGCGCCCCATGCGTTGGGGTGATGCGGCTCTGGCATGCCGTTCTTGGCCGCGTAGATGCGGAAGTCTTCAATGCTGAACTCTGTGGGGGCCACATGCTCAAGCCAGAAGGTGAAATTGACTTGTGATACCAGGGCCCAGTCAGCAGAATTTTCAAGGACCAGTGTGATGCCCTGGTCACGCAGCTGTTCACCGCTGCTCATTCTTTAAACTTAATTGAAACCCCAGTTTTCGCGGGTTTGGTTTCTACAGCAGCTGCGATCTCGGCCCAGAGCTTGGGCACATCGTTGCGCAATGCTTTCAGCTTGGTTTCGTCGGCCTCAACTTTGGTCTTGAGGGGCCGGATCTCTGCTGGCCAGCTGCCGGTGAGAGCTGTCAGCTTCTCGATGTCAACTTTGTAAGTTAACTTGCCGGTGAGGGTGATGCTGCTTCCTGCGGCTGTGTGCACGGTGACCGCGCCTTCATCCTTGGCGGGGTGTAGCTCAATGATCTGATTCTCGATGGCCACGCGGTCATTGCGCGCAGCCTCTTCACGTTGTTTGGCTTCTCGCCACTTAGTTGCTAGTTCGTCTAAGTTCATAGTTGTGGGTCCTGTCGTGGGTTTAAGGATTTGTCATGGCTTCTTTTTATTGGTACTACTCGGGAAAAAATCTGGACGTTGAAAAACTTGGTAGTAAGTTGAGGGTCTTGTTCGCATAAATTTGCGCAGCCAGTCGGCCCCGCCCATCTCTTTGAACTTGAGCCACTCGGTGTCTGACATACGCAGCTGCCTGGGCTTAAGAGGCTCGGGTGGTTTTGGGCGTGGCACTCATGAGCTCCACCAGGCAACGAGGAGGACTGCAAGGCCAACGCCGATGGCCAGTGCCAGGCAGTAGCCAAGAATTGATTCGTGAACGGGTTCTTTGTCTGCGTAACCGACCGGAAAGGTGCAGTCAGCGAGGGTGCGGGGAGTTTGGAAGTGGCTGGGTTTCAGCATTTGGGTTCTTTCTTGCTGTTGCGTTAAATCAAACATGTTGTGAATATATATCAATGATGCGAAAATCACAACAACAAGATCAACAAAAATCACTAGGGGAAACCCTAGTCGCAGAAAAACTACGGTTTGATCCAGAGAACTGGGGATGACCAGGCGACATTGCAGTCTGCCAGGACTTCCATGCTGGGCCACATGATCAGGTTGTGTGTGTCGCGTCTGTATCCACGGCGAACCACTGCAACGATCTGCTTGCCTTCAGCTGTAGCTGTTGAGCACAGCTTGTCAATGTTGTCCGCAGCTGGCGACTGAGTCGGGTTAACAAACACCAGCCAGCCATCCTTGATCGTTGCGGGTGAGCGCACCTGGATCGCGTAAGTGCCAATGGGACAGTCAGCAGGGCCAACAACTGTGTCGTGCGTGCGCGCAGGCATGAGAGAGACGCTACCGTGCTCGTCCATGAAGGCCGTGATCGGAACACGACGCACATCATCAATCACTTCAATGCCAGCCTGGCGCATGATTTCATTCAGAGGCACACCCAGAATCTGCGCAATCTGGTGAGCCTCATGCGTGGTCATTTTTCTTTTGGCTCGCAACATCAAAGAGGCTGCCGCAGGGTCAATATTCAACAATTTGGCAAGTCCTCGTTGTGAAATCTTTTGCTGTTTTAAGCGGTCGCGAAACCACTCTGTGTTCATTTGTGTATTCATTTTCGTGATCTCTTTTCACCCGAATTTTGTTTGGGGAAAAGCATAGTGACATAAACTCCACGATGAGTCAATCTCAATTGATCATTACAACAAGGAGAATTCAGGTGAGCATCCCCACAATTCACACACTCGAGCCGGCGTTTGGTGTCATCGAGAAGCTGGGTGGCAAGGCCAGTGTTGCCGAATCATTAAACCTAGATAAATCAACCCTTTCGCGCTGGTGTCAGCCAAAGCCTGGTGGCACTGGCGGCGTGATCCCGCAGCGGTACTGGTCCGCATTGGTTGTGATGGCACGCCAGCAAGGCGTTGACATCACTCTCGAGGAGCTTGCCGCCGTTGAGGTTTGAGATGGTCATTGAGGCATCAACAATGACCAACAGTGACTTCCTTGCGGAGATTTACGGCGAGATGGAGCCAGGCACCCACGGCTGGGTGTGCTCGTTCCGCGCTGATCCAAACAACGCGCCCCCATCAGTGTGGTCAGGCCGCGCATACAAGGGCATGCCCAATCAAGCGGCCCTGATCGATCGTTCTGTCCAAGACAACACCTACTTCTGCACGTCAGTTCTGACGGCAACACCAGACGGTGAAATTGCTCGAAACAAGTCGGCGTTTGTTCGACTCGCTGTGCTTGTCTTAGACGACGTCCAACTGTCTGATGTGCAAGGCTTTTCCTACGCTTTGCAAACCAGTCCTGGCAAGTTTCAAGTAGGCATATTCCTTGACGGGGAAGACGCTGATACCTCGAACAAAGTATTGATCGACCGTCTTATGTCGGCTTTGGCCGCACGCGGTAGGAGCAATGACGCATCGGGCAACGCCTGCGTGCGATACGTTCGCCTGCCCAATGGCATGAACACAAAACCACGCGCTGCCGGCGAGTGGAAAGTAAAGCTCGAGGTCTGGCAGCCAAACATTCGCTGGAGCCTGGACGACGCATGCGCGGCCATTGGGATTGACCTAGACAGTCTGCGCATTGCTGCACAGCTGCCGACAACCAAGTCTTCAACTACTGGCGCGACAACTCATGCAGGCGAGATGATCGCCGGCCTGACAGATCCAAACCCAGGGGCCCGCGTCTATCACGAAAGCATCACGCGCTTGGCCGCCAGCTTGGTGGCCGGTGGCATGTTTCCTGGTGCAGCTGTGGACTTCCTCTACAGCCTGATGGATGAGAACCGCCCAGGTGATCCAGAGGAGATGCGTCGCTGGGAAACCAGGCGCGCCGAGATCCCACGCGCAGTGAAGTCTGCGGCGAAGTTCGCGCCCGAGGAGCGCCAGCCGCCGAGCATCACTGTCAATCTATCCATGCCTGGTGGCTCATCTGATGAGCCAGTGCAGCCACCTGCTGGCGACCTGCAGCCGATGGACTGGGGCGTTCTTGAGCACACACAGCCCGAGCCAACCAACTGGCGCTACGAGGGCTGGCTGCCAGAGGGCAC